GCGATAACAATCTGCCAGATGAAGGCGAAGCATTTGTGAATAGTCTTGGTGGAAATTGGATTAAAACAAGTTACAACGGCAAGGTAAGAAAAAACTATGCTGGCATTGGTTACTCTTGGGATGGCACAGGATTTGCTGCCCCACAACCATATCCATCTTGGACATTAGATAAAGAAACTTATCTATGGACTGCTCCAGTGGCTATGCCTACCGATGGTAAGCCTTATTCTTGGAATGAAGATAGCAAGTCTTGGGATGAAGTAGCCTTAGCTTCAAACGCATAACTGATAGGCTGAAGGCATGAATTTAGTCCAAAAGGCGGTTGGACAAGGTGGCAAGTTAGCACCTTTAGCAATACCAGGAACATTTGGCGGGATGAACCCATCGGTCTTTATAGACCTTGACGGCGATATTCTTGTCAATGTTCGAGTAGTCAATTACATTCTTTATCACTCAGAGAACGAGCAACGCTTTCCCTCTCGTTGGGGGCCACTTGCTTATCTACATCCTGAGAAAGACCAACGGCTCGTTACCGAGAATTATGTGGTCAGACTCAATAGCAATCTTGAAATAACAGATTGCGCCAAGGTAGAGATGCTAGAGCTACATCAACCCATTTGGGAGTTTGTAGGACTTGAGGATGCTCGCCTTGTATATTGGGATGACTACTACCTCATAGGCGTTAGGCGCGACACTACAAATAACGGCGTAGGTCGTATGGAGAAAAGCAAAGTATCCATAGACAAAGATACTTGGACTATCAAAGAGATTTCCCGCGAGCGCATAGAAGTTCCATCGCAGTCATACTGTGAGAAGAACTGGATGCCGATAGTTGACAAGCCTTTTCACTTTGTTAAGTGGCATAGCCCTATTGAGGTTATGAAGGCAGAAGGCACGATGGCGCAGCAGGTAGCTCTTAAACAGGGCATACAACCTGAGAAAGACCAGCGCGGAGGCTCTCAACTTATTCGTTGGGGTAGCGTGTATATCGCTATCACTCACGAAGTAGATTTATTTAAGAATTACCTTCAGCAAAAAGATGGCATTTATCGCCACAGACTTTGCGTATATGACGATGACCTAAACCTTGTCGGCATATCACCTGAGTCATTTAGTTTCCTAGATGGTCGGATTGAGTTTTGCGTAGGCGCTGCTGAGTATGAAGGCGATTTACTTGTATCTTTTGGCTTTCAAGATAATGCCGCTTTTGTGCTTCGTGTTCCTCGTAGTATTGTTGAGGATATGATTGCGGAGGCGCTATGAGTAGTTGTTATTGGTGTCATGGAGAAGGCATACTTCAATCAGGCGAAGAATGTCCTTGCTTTACTAACGCTTGCGAATGTCAGTATTGCCGCAAATGACACTTGAATCTTTAGTAGTGGATTTATCGCATGACCCTTTCAACCCTGAACTAAACTTTCAGGTTGCCCAGGCATACGATAAAGAGAAGCAAACAGCGAGCGCAGTATCGTTCTATCTAAGAACGGCTGAGTACGGCAAAGATTCACACCCTAGCCTTGTTTATGTGTCACTTCTCAAGCTTGCTAAATGCTTTGAAGAGCAGAACGACAGACTGCATACAGTTTCTAATTGCATCCTTCAAGCGGTCAGCTATTTGCCTTATCGCCCTGAAGCGTACTTTTGGATGGCTAGATTTCACGAACGCCAACAAAATTGGCAAGAGTGTTACACATGGGCGCGTATGGGTGGCAATCAAGCCATAAACACACCGCTTCCTGATGATGTTGATTATCACGGGACATATTGTTTGATGTTTGAGCGGGCCGTATCTGCCTGGTGGATTGGTCGCAAAGACGAATCCGTTAGCACATTTCAGCGATTGCTTGAGATGGATATAGCGCCTGAATACCGCCAAGCGGTTGAAGATAATCTTGCTCGTATTATTTGACATAGGTGCTAATAGAGGCGATGCCACAGTTGCCGGTCTAAACCTCGGCTACAAAGTAATTGCCATAGAGCCTTCACGAATGTACCGAGAGCTAATCAAGAACTTTATCTACAACCCAAATGTCATACCGCTGAAATACGCCGTATCTGACAAAGACTATGACCGCGTAGAGTTTTACGAAGCAGCCGAAGATGGGCTAAGCACCCTCAATAAAGACTGGCTGACGGCAGACACAATGCCATACGCAGGTAAAGAGTTTTGGACTACGCAAGCTACAACTATTACGCTAGATACCCTGGCTAATAAATACGGCGAGCCTGACCTCATCAAGATAGATGTTGAAGGCGCTGAGTGGTCAGTATTCAAAGGCATGACCCGCAAGATGGGCGTAATCGCCTTTGAGTGGACATACGCCACGATTGCTGAACATAGCAAGCAATTAGATTACCTAGCCTCACTTGGCTACACAGAGTTTTCAATTCGGTTCATTGAGAATCATCTTCAATTTCCACCTGACGATGATTGGCTGCCGATTGATTTTGCAGATTCACTACAAGGACAAATTGATGCTCGCGCCCGCGCGTGGGAATCGCATGGATGGAAAGTAGCAAACCTACGCCCAACTGCTGATGTTGGAATGTTGTGGGTTCGATAACATAAGGAGAAACTATGGGTCTGCTTGACCGTATCGCTGCGCGAGTAGCGGCAGAGATTACTAAAGCCCCAACACTCCCAACTGGTTCAGTTGCGATGACAGAAACACAGATGCGTAACCAAGCTATTAACCAAAACTCAGGTTATGGCACACAGGTTCCACTTCCACGCGATTCTAATATCGCCAATGTGCCGTTCTCTCCTGGCGTTCCTTTAGTACCAGGTGCGATTAACCCTCTTGGTGAAAGAGGCCGCCCTGACCCACGCCGTTATGAATTTCTTGTTGCTCAGAACATCAACATCACCGAAACACGCCTTGTTCCTTTCAAGACACTTCGCGCTGCTGCTGACCAAATTGACATCATTCGCCGTTGCGTAGAAGTCCTCAAGGCTAAGGTTGCTGCTCTTGATTGGGATATTGTTATTTCAGATTCAGCAAGCGAAAAGATTATCTCTGAATCAGGTGGCAATCACCTACAAGCTATGGATGCTGCTCGTGAAAAGTTTGCTCCTGAGATTGACCGCCTTACAGACTTTTGGAAGATGCCTGATGTTCAAGAAGGTTTGACATTTCCTGATTGGATTAACCTCTGCCTAGAGGAAGTTCTTGTTCTTGATGCGTGGGCGCTATGGCCTCAAAAGACTGTTGGTGGAGATTTACTAGGCTTTAAGGTGCTAGATGGTTCAACTATCAAGCCACTTATTAACGATTTAGGATTTAGACCAACTCCTGAAGAAGGCCCTGCATACCAACAGATTCTTTACGGCTTCCCTCGTACAGAATTTGGCATTACAGATGATTCACCTGAAGCAGATGGTGAGTTTACATCCGACCAACTTATTTACAACATTATGAATCGCCGTACATGGACTGTGTACGGATACTCACCTGTTGAGCGTTGCCTCATGGTTGCAGATATTTACTTGCGCCGTCAGCAATGGATTCGCGCTGAATACACCGATGGTGTTGTTCCTGAGATGATTTTTGAAACCGATGCAACCTTTGGTAACAACCCTGAGTTGCTTCGCGCATACGAGAACATCCTTAACGATGACCTTGCCGGACAAACAGAACAACGCAAGCGCGCTCGCATTATGCCAGCAGGACTCAAGGCAGTTCAACTCACAGGCTATGGCGAGAAGTTCAGCGATGTTTTTGACCATTACCTAGTTACCTCTATTTGCGGTCACTTTGGCGTATTGCCAACAGAGATTGGATTTAGTCAAAAGGGTGGACTTGGTTCAAGCGGTCATCAATCGGGTGAAGCAGAAGCAGGTCAGCAACTAGGACTAGAGCCACTACAAAACTGTCTTGCTAAGATTATTACAAACCTTTCTTACTCATACCTTGCTATGCCTCGTGAGCTTGAATTTAAGTTTATGCCATCAACTCGCATGGACACAGAACAACAAGCAAACCGTGACGATGTAGAAGTTCGCAATGGCGGAATGACTCTTAATGAGCATCGCGCTGAAAACGGACAACCACTTATTGACTCACCTGAAGCAGATATGCCAATGCTTGTTGCCGGACAATCTGTTTATCTCTTTACTCCTGAAGGAGTAGTTGCTGCGGGTACTTCACTAGATGCTAATGGCGTTCAAGATAACGAGCCATCAGCTACAGAAGCCCAAAAACCTGAAGTTCCTGAAACACCTGAGCGAACAGAAGTTAAAAAGTTTATGCGCTTTGTTAATCGTGGAACGCCTATGCGCCCATTTAACTTTGAACATCTTGACCACGCCTACGCTGAGGTTCTCAATAAGTTTGTTGAGGAAAAAGACCTTGATGGAGCGCGTTGGTACGCTGAACGCTATTTGGGATTGTAATGCTGTGGCAAGCGAGCGGGGCGAAAGTTCGCATAGCCGCTAAACACGCAGATAAGATTCGCAAAGGTTTTCAGAAGGCATTTAACGCAGATGACATTGTTGAGAAATGGTTTCACTCTCATATCGGAGCTTCATCAACGACAACACAGCAAGCCCGCGATTGGGCTTTAGCAAGTATTACGCCTAACAAGAAATACCTTTTAGATGCCCTTAAACCTCTTTATGCCGATGGTTGGGTATTAGGCACAGTAGCCGCTCAAGAAGCTCTTAGAGGGGTTCAAAAGGCTCCTGATGTAGGCGTTGTTGATTGGAATACTTGGAAGCCAGGTAATCAAGCGGCAGCAGAACTTATTAAACCTTCAGGCGGGCTACAAACTTTGTTAGACCGCAGAGGGATAGTCATTGATGGCATTTCTAACACCAAGTTAGACCGTATCGGTACTGTTCTTGGCAGGGCGCTTGCAGATGGAATAACACCACGCCAAGTATCTATCATGGTTGACAGAGTAATCAACGACCCTCAACAAGCTTTGGTAATTGCTCAGACCGAAATGAGTCGAGCAGTATCAGTCGCAGCTCGTAACGACTACATCAACTCAGGCGTTGAGCAAGTTGAATGGTTAGTAGCCGTTGGTTGCGAAGATTGCCAAATGAACGCTGATGCTTCACCGCTAGGCATAGATGAGGTATTTCCATCAGGAGATACAGAGCCTCCCGCTCACCCAAATTGTATGTGCGACCTTGCACCTTATGTAATAGATACATCAAACCTAGGAGAATAAATGGCACTAGTCCAAACA